TCAAAGTTTTTACCTGATAAATGACTCATTTTGCTCTCCTATGCGTCTGCGCCAGATAAATCCAACACAATGTTGGCGGTTAATGTTTTAGCGATGTTGTAAGGCTGCATCTTGATATACACGTTCACTTTTTCGCGTGTTTCCCACTGCAGCACCACATCGCCTGGTTTCGGTGGTTTGATTTCCGCAGGGAATGGAATGCCCTGGAACACCACCTCTTTGCTCATTTCACGTAATGGACGCATCAACTGTTCAATCGCCCATTCTTCACCGATACTGGATGAATTAATGCGACGTTCAGCCACTAAGCCAATCAACACAATCCGAACAGCGCGAGCGCCTTTTTGTTGAACACGTCTGTTTTCAATCGCGGTGTAATCACCCGCAGTCACATCCAGCATTAAGCCATCTGACCAATACATGCCCTCATAATCGGGGTAATACATCGGCACTGAAAAACGCTGATCGTGCAACGCTTTCGCGTGTGCGTTGTTGTAGCGAACAGCATTAAGATCAACTGGTAACGTCGATTGGTCGACACCCACTAGCGCGCCTGTGTTGGTTCGCATTGGCGAGTCCGCCACGCTAACGCTGTCGTTTGCGAGCCGGCCTGCATAAATACCCACCGCATCGTCATAAATGTAAGGAACCACACCCACTAAATCAGCCGATAAGCTGTCGGTTAAATCATTAATATCAGTGATATAAGCAGCCCATGTTTCTGTTGCTGCATCGATGCCGCGAGCCGCCGCAATAATGAATAACTCTCGGCCATAGCTGGCTTTGATTTCAATTGCTTTAGTCTGTAACGCAGTGAGCTCAGCTTGCGCTGTCACCGGCGTGCAAATGAATATACCCTCCACGCGGATATCTTCATTCATTGCTAGATCAATCGCTGCATCCCACAAAGTGCCATCTGCTAATGGAATCGCCACACACGCCCAATTTTGACCTGCATTGACTTTGGCGGCTTGTACTTGGCGTTTCAATTCAGAATCAGCTTCGCCTAATTCAGCATCCAGATCGCTATCGGTGTTTAAAAACAGCAATGTGTTTTGATTAGTGCCACCCTCACCGATGAGTAAAAAATACTTTTCAACGGTTGGAAATGGGCCTTGGTTTAAATTAACGGCATTCACCGTTACGCTAGGAAACGTCATGACGCGAACTCCTGTTTCATTTGTTTAAATATGTCATCGGTGTAATCAGCAATGTCCTGGGCAGTTGCCCCCAAAAACGAACGTGCTGGCAGAACCGTTTTCCAACTGTCTAACGGCAAATCACCCGCCCATTCACGCAGTGCTCGTAACACATAGCCTGCTTGGCCGATGGTTAGGTTTTCTGTAATCCAGCGTAAAGTTGGCGCTTTTGTGCCGCGACCTTTCGCTTTTTTAATTTTGAAGCCTGCATCACGTAAGGCTTTGGCCTGTTTACGCGTGGCGGGTTTATCGTAAAAAGCACTGCTGGCTGGTTGTTTGTTAGCGCGAACAATTTCCTCATGGCCATATTGGTGTTTTGCAGCAATACGTGCCGATGATTGACGCTTAAACCCCACCACCGCTTCGGTGCTGCTGCGGGTGTAGGTTTTCAATTCTTTACCAAGCTTGCGTAACATTTTTGTGCGTTTTTTTGTTTGCTTGCTACGTGGTGTAAACGCTCGACCAGCCAGATCACGCTGTTGTCTAATGCGGCGTTTGCTATCACGTTCAACACGCTTGCCAATGCGATACATCATGCGTTTACGCTGTGAAGCCGGCATTTTTATCAATTCAAGCTGGCGTTTAAGTGGCAACATACCAACGACATTCACGACGACATCATTCATCTTCGATCACCTCGCCCTCTGTCGCTATCCACACAGGAACGGTGTCGAGTCGATAGTTCTCACCGTTAATTTCAATCGCGCCATCTGGATCTGGCACCGCACCGACACGTTCAATAAAGCTTAGTTTTAATTCCACATCCGCCACGGTGTCGTCTTTCACATCCACATCAAAATCAGGATGATCCAAACCGCGTTCAACGCGGTCGCTGTCATTGCTGTGCAGCCAAACAAGTACGTTGGCAAACAGTTCCTCGGGTCTGTTAAGGTTGAAATTAAAATCCGTCCACACAAACACAGCGGTATATTCCATTTCAAACAGGGTTAAACCCTCGCCGTCATCCTTAAAGAGTGGATGCAGCTTGGTGTCTTCGGCCCAGGAATCAAATTGATTAATGGCGGTATACGCTTTACCCATTAAAAACGTAGAAAGTGACTTTAACTTTTGCATTAGATCAGCTCCGCCAGGAGATCAGCTGTTCTCGCAAAATCCTCATCAGGAAAATGCAACGCTAAAAGGCGGCTAACGCAATACTGGCACTCGTTCAGCCAGTGGCTTTCAGTGTTTTGAATTTCATCGTTTTCACCGGTGGTGTTGGGTGTTTTACGCATGCTATTAAACTGCTCAACCAAAAAGGCTTTTGCACGGCAATACACCGCTGCAGCATACAGTTCGTTTAGAAATTCTCCTTGGTCGCTCGGCATCCCTTCCGAGCTGGTGTAGTCCGTAAACGTAGTGTGCGAGGCACTGACCAAAACTTTCACTCGATCGAGTTCTTCGTTTACCTTGATCATACCGAGTTTCAAACCGGTCTCAATCACAGGCGTGTCATACTCTGAGGGAATACGATATTTGCTCACCAAGTCCGCCATTGATAACGCAGGCCAAAAGCCGTCGTTAGCAGTCGGATCGATATTTTCTAAACTTGGTTTTCCGCTAAATGACATCGCACTCACTCAAATAAATATAGGGGCCAGGACAAGACCATAATCACGGAAAATCACAATGTGGTTTCAGTGTTTATGTGTTGCCGAGTCCCGGCGGGAGGAGCCTCAAAGTTAGCAGCGTCGACCGACTCCACGTCTTCGCCATCATTGCGCGCCTAGTGGCGCTTTATTCGTTGTTGTCAGCCTTATTTGATTGTTCAGCTAATTCAGCTAACGCATCTTGTGCTTTTTTCTTGCGACCTTTGCATCCAGCACCGGCTTCACCTTTCGGGTTGATTGCTTCGGCTTTTTCGCACATATCAAGACAAAGCTGCCAAGCTTCAATGTTTTCAAAATGACGCGCCATAATTGCAAACATCTTGCTTTGCACGATTTCATTCAACGCCCAGCTGTCGGCCTGCATTGCATCCACCACCGATGTCAAAAACGGTGCTGGGCTATGGTTTTCAGCTAATTGTTTTGTGGCCCAATCATAAGTTTGGTCACAAATAAAGGTTTCGAGCGTTGATTTAAAGCCGCTCGGCATCTGCTGATTGCCAGTTTTGGCTAGGTGTAAACCCAGCGAGACACCACGTTCAATGTCACCCACGTCAAACGACCAAATCATCACATTAACGGCGACGCTGTTAGGGTAGTCATGCCCTTGGTTCACGTAGTCATCCGTAAAGGTTGTGTAGTTTGGTAATAACTCGGCTTTTGCATCGCTCTTTTCATCCAGCGTGTTGTAACTTGATAAACGCTGCAGGTCGGTTTCCATTGCCGCTTTAAGCTGCTCAAACAGCTCGTGGCGTGATGGTTCAGTCGAGTCCGTTTTAGATGGGACGATATCGCGCTTGCCGGCTACTAACACAGCTAATTTACTGGGTTTTGACGTCACGCTCGTTTTGCGCTCAACCTCACCCGCATCAATTTGCTGCATTAATCGTTTTAGTTTTGACATAGTTAAAACCTTTAAAAGTAACCTGGTTACTCAGTAGCGATTACGCTACTGAGATATTGTCGATTAAGACCGCTTGTTCTTCGTCTTCAACAATCCAATCCAAATTCACGCTGTTAAAGTCTTGCGTTTGATTCTTCTCTGGCTTGTCTTTGATCGTGCGACGAACAGACGATGTTTGTTGGTAAATTTTCAGGTTACTTAAAGGTGTAAGCAATGCAGTACCATCTGGGAAGAACGGTGCATACATCGTTGGGAAACCACCATACGCTTTGGTGACTTCACCATTACCAAGCGCACGTTTTTCAGTCGGTGTGTTGCCGTTTGTTTGGTAATAAACAGACTCTTGAGAGCCTAAGATGTCGTTACCCACTAACAACACATAGCCGTTGTTTTGGCGGTGTTTAATCGGCAACATCAATTTAAGTTCTTGAGCTAACACATCTAAGTTAGGGATATCACCCTCACCAAGCGTTAATACACCGGTGCCATCTAAATAATGACCACCACCAAACTCACGCATGATTTGCAGCCAACCTTTTGAAACATCTTCAAGATTAGGGTTGGTGGC